ATCAACGAGAATCTGACGCTGGCGACCACCTTCACCGCAACCGATGCCGACGGGAGCTCGCTGTCCTATCAGATCATCGGCGGGGCCGACGCATCCCGCTTCGCCATTGATGCGGCGACCGGCGTGCTGACATTCGTCCTGTGAGTCGGTCAACGCTCGTTCTCCTTGTGGAACGCGGCCACGTGCACGTGCTTGATGCCGGCGATGAATGCGCGCAGCTCGTCGACGCCGTGCTGAGCGGCCGTTATCGGGCCTTCGCGGCGCTTGGGGCAGCCGGGGCGGAAGCACTCGTACCTGGCGCGCTTGCCTTCGAGGTCGGCGGTCAGGAGGCCGTCGACCTGCTGGCGGCGGGGCGAGCGGCCCGGGGCGTCCCGGGCTCGCTCGGCGGTCATCGCCCTGCCTGAGTCGTGCGGGAGGACCACGTCTCGACGTCCTCGACGTGGCCGGCCGCGATGGAGGCCTGGAAGTCGACGGCACGTTGTGCCTCTTCGTGTCGCTGCGCGATCTCCTCGCGCAGCTGGAGCACCGTGGTGGCCGGTCGCTGGCCGACCGGGATGATGGCCAGGCCCGTGCCGTCGACCGTCCAGATGACGATCGCGCGGGGCAGCTGCTCCTCTTCGGTGGCCCGGGACTCGTGCAGCGTGATTCGGTGCTGTGCGGCCAGGACGCGCAGTTCCTCGCGGCCGAGGGTGTGCAGTACCCAGTTGAAGACGGCGTCGGGCTGGCCGGTGATGCGGATCAGGTCGCCGATCGCGTCGAGACAGTCGATGACGTCCTGCCCGGCGGTCAGCTTGGCGGCCTCGATGCTGGCCAGCGCGACCTGGGGCGTGGTGGGCGCCTTGGGCGCCGTGGGAAGCTCGGACATGAGCGGACCCCGTTCCTTACTTGCTGGTGTAGGCGGGCTGCTCGGTAGGCGCCCCCGGCTGGACCCCGGGGGCGCCGTCGTTGAGGGCTGCTGCCGACTGGACCTCGACAGCAGCGGCCTGGGTGAGGCCGAGGAAGGCCAACAGGTCGGTCTTGCGGACCCGCTTGGCGCGGCCGAACTCGAAGACCTTGATGGGGAACTTGTCGTCCCGGATCAGGCCGTAGCCGTTGCCCTCGCTGATGTTCAGCGCGGCGAAAGCGGCCTTGACCGGGGGCATCGCGGGCAGGGCCAGGACCTGCTCGGGGGTCAGCGCCTCGACCTTCTTGACGCTCATACGGCCTCCCTCTGAGGCCGGGTGGGGATGAAGGCCCTGCCGGACCGCTCCATCGGTATGAACAGCACCAGGAGGTCCACGCCGAGCGCGGCGGCGATGGCCTTTGCCTTGTGCTCGGGCACCATGCGCTGGGTGCCGGACATGAGGGCGCCGACGGTGCCGTCTGCTACGCCGGCGACGGCGGCCAGTTCACGGCTGGAGATGGACGCGCCGGTGCCGATGCGTTCCATGAGCATCTTGAGTCGGTCGCCGCTGACGACCGCGTACATCGTGGGAGTTTGGCTCACGTTCACCTCGCTGGACAACTTGTCCCATGAGCGGGACGGCGATGAACGGAGCATCACACACGCTGAACACTTTGTCCAGCAGGTGTGACAGTGCTTAGGGTTGCATAAGTATCTGGTCAAAGATTCTGAGCGACCTGGCGGGATCGTCCCGCGTGCTGAACAATCCGTTCAGTGGGCGTGATGAACGCCCTAATTGACCTGCCCGTACGTCTCAATGCACGGCGCAGCCCCTGAACGGGACGTAAGGACCTCTGACCAAGGAATGGCAGGATGAGCCCCATGGCCTCCAATGACTCCCAGCCGCGCGAAGATGCGCGCCGGCCTGAACAGCGGACCCACCTTGCAGATCTCATTCGAAGTCGCCGCGCGGAACTGAACGTGGGGCTGAAGGCCTTCGCCGAGAAGGCGGTGGATCCGGTGACGGGGACCAGGGTGACTCGCGGCTGGGTTTACCGGCTTGAGCAGGGAGAACCGGTCACGCCACCCGTTTATGAGGAACTCTGCGCACTCGCGGCAGCCTGTGACCTCCCTGTGGAGACGCTCCAGGATGCGGCGGGCTCTCAGTTCCATGGCGTCGATCCGCTCGTCAGCGGCTCGACGGAAGCCAAGGCCTACGTGCACAAACTGGATCAGCTGCCTACCGATCAGCGCGAAAGGCTGCTGCGGCTGATTGACACGCTGGTTCCCCCAGGCAACGAGACCGACTAGTTTCAGCCCAGCCCTTGGCGTCACTCTGAGTAACTATCCGCTGCGGGCCGTAGACCCGTGGGGCGCATGGTGCGATCATGTGCGCACACCTTTGGAAGAAAGGGTGCTGGTACACGCCAAGAATCGAACGCATGAGCGGGAGATGGGGGAGGACTTCATGGAGTCACCGCGCCGCCCACGAGTCTGGTACTTCTTCAGCGAGGACCTGCCTGATGGCGAGATTCTTGTGCCCATCAAGTGCGAGTACGGCATGGCGTTCGCTGTTCGCCCGGGCTTGATGGCGCCGGAGATGCTCAACCGGCTCAATGAGAACGTCGACCACCTGATGGGTGTGGGGCTCGCCCGCCTCGACATCGAAAGCGACGACATGCCCTCCGAGCGTAAGGAGTAGAAGCTGCGTCAGACTTGCTGGCGCAGGTGCGGAAGCACGCAGTGGCCCATGGGCGTCCTCTCCCGCCCGTAGCCCCGCCTTCTCCCCACCGCAGCCAGGGAGCGTTCAGACTGGAAGGGGTAGCCGATGCCCGTATCGCGCCGCGCCGGCGGCATCAGCAAGCGGTGTGAGTGCCGCGACCCCGATGGAAAGCGCCTCGGCGCGAAGTGCCCCGACCTGTCGAAGCGGTCGCACGGAAAGCACCGGGTCAGCCAAGAGCTGCCCGAGGATGCCAACGGTCAGCGACGTCGCTTCCAGCGCACCGGCTATGCGACGGCCAAGGATGCGCAGAAGGACCTCGACCGCATCCGCGCCATTCTCGACTTGGCAGGCGACGACGAGGACGGCCTGCGCCGCGTCGGAGACCTGCTCGCCAACCTCCAGACCACCCGCGGTCCGATCCCGGAGCCTCCAGAGGTCTCCCGCAAGCTCGGCGTCGGCGTACCGCTGGACGGCAAGACCACGGTGGGGGAGTGGCTCGACCACGTCATGGACACGAAGGCCACGAGGGCCACGACGAACCGCGGGTACAACAGCCACATCCGCGTGCACCTGAAGCCCGCCCTCGGGCATCTGCGCCTGGACCGGCTGACGGTCGGCCACGTCGAGGACATGTTCGCCGCGATCGACGACCGCAACGACGTCATCCGAGCCGAGAACGCAGCGCGCCGCGAGCAGGTCGCCCGCTGCAAGCGCGGGAAGCCCGGGGCCCCGAAAGCTGCCGAGCGGGCACAACTGGCAGCCGAGCGGGCCCGGCTCCGCGAGATGCCGCCCTTCCGCCGCATCACTGGCCCAGCGACGAAGCAGGCGATCCGCCGCACCCTCCGCATGGCGCTGAACCGGGCGATCGCGAAGCAGCTGATCACTTTCAACGCGGCCGCGCACGTCGAGCTGGCGCCGGCCGCTCGCCCCAAGGGCCTGCTGTGGACCGACGAGCGGGTCGCACGGTGGCGGGAGACGGGCGAGAAGCCAGGCCCGGTCATGGTGTGGACGCCCACCCAGCTCGGCCGCTTCCTCGACCATGCGGAGGCCGACCGGCTGTATGCCTTCTTCCACGTGATCGCCTACCACGGCCTGCGCAGGGGAGAGGGCGTGGGCCAGGCGTGGGACGACTTCTCACCGCAACGCAAGGAGATCCGGGTAGCCAACGAGATCGTGGTGGACGGGTGGACGCCGATCGAGACGCCACCGAAAACGGACGGGTCGGTAGGTGTGGTGAAGGTCGACGCTGGGACCGTCAGGGTCCTCATGGCGCACCGCGAGCGGCAGCTCGCCGAGAGAGACGCCTGGAACGCGAGGGCGGCCGCGGAGCGCGCGCAGGGCAAGAGCACTCCGGACTGGACGGACACGGGCAAGATCTTCACCGCCGAGGACGGGTCATGGCTGCACCCGGATTTCGTGTCGAAGGCCTTCCGGCGCATTGCAGAGGCTGCTGACCTGCCCCCGATCAACCTGCGGGACCTGCGGCACGGTGCGGCGGCCTTGGTGAAGGCAGGCGGGGGCGACCTGCATGACGCGAAGGTGAAGCTCAGGCACAGCACAATCACCCTGACCTCGGACACCTACATGGAGCTGTTCGAGGAGTACGAGGACGAGCTGACCGAGAAGGCCGCGGCGGCCGTCCCCCGGGCTCGGGACTCTCGCGACACACCCCCTGCTCGGGTCCCGAGCCCGGAGCAGGGGGCGCAAGCGTCGCAGCCAGAGACGCTGTAGTGGACGGCTCACAAGGTACGCGCCAGCACTGACAACGGGCGGGCGCGCACGTAGAATTGAGGGACAGGCAAAGGGCCCCTGACCGGCAGGTCAGGGGCCCTTTCTGCTCAGCCGGTGCTCAACCGAACGCCACGTAAGAGCAAGCAACACGGTGGGGTGAGACGGGGTGAAGCGCCTCCGGGGCCGGAACGAGACTTCCGCTGACCTGCACTCCTTGGGGTGCGGTGGGGTGAATCGAACGCGGTGGGGTGAGACGCCATGAGCGTTCATCGGACTTTTAATCCATTGGTTGTGGGTTCGAGTCCCACAGGGTCTACGGATGCGGGGGAGGGGAAACCCCTTCTGACCTGCAGAGCAGCGCTCGGGTCGACTTCGGTCGGGTCGGGCGCTGCGGCGTTTTCGGGGTTCTGCGTGAGCGATGCGTGAGCGGATGTTCGGGGTTACCGCCA